AAACGCCCTTCCATGAAAAAGAATCTTCACGGCGAACCAAAGAAACGTCGGCACATCACTCTCACTGATTCCGCTTTTGTCCACCTTGGAGAAATTGCTCACGAAGCACGACTTTCATGTAGCGAAATTCTTGAACGGTTGATTCGATCCACTCCTATCTGGGAAGGCAGTGCATCTCTATCCAACAGTGCTTGGAAGGAATGCATGGATCATTCTCAATCCACAGTTCCTTCTGACACTTAAATTTCAGATGAAAGTCTCTGAACTAGCCCTGCATCTCAGGAGCTATCTGCAACAAAATCCTGACTGTGATGTCAAGCTGTTTAGCGAAAGCGTTGTTTATGGCGATGTCTTCGATTCGAGCGAGTACGAGGATGTCACCGACATTCGGTCTGTTAATGACTGGCCTCTTCCAGGAGACAGCCTTGTTATGACTGAAGCCACTCCCAAGCACCTTGTAATTTTCTACGACCAGGAAAAACTCCGAGCCTCCTCTCCTCAAAAAACCGCTTGTCATGGACAAAGCACCTATTACTAAAGAAATGTCGATGACTTCTGAAATCGCACAACAAACTCTCACTGACCGCTTTGCCGGTCTGTTCAATCCGCTTGAAATCACAGCAGATCAATTCAAATCGGCTTATGACACTTCCGACATTGCCCCTCACATCGAGAAGGACTACAAGGGGCTCTCTTACTTGTCGTGGCCTTTTGCTTATCGCTACCTCAAGCAACACTTCCCAACCTTCTTTGTCGCTTTTGAAGAGAAAACTATTGGGGAAGTCGTTTTCGGTGGTCCTGGTGCTTACTACGTTCGACCCTATTTAACTGATGGTTGTCGGCGCAGTGTTGCCCTTGTCTTTCCCTTGATGGACAGGAAGCACAATGCATGCAAAGAGCTTGACGCTCGTTTCATTAGCGACAACTGTCAACGTGCTGCAGTTAAGTGCATTGCTACCTTCACAGGGCTTGGCCTTCGTCTTTATGCAGGCGAAGACATTCCTAAAGAAGAACAGCAAGCTTCAAACAAAACTGCATCTAAACCAGCAGAAGTTGCAAGCCCCAGCCCGGAAAAATCTACTGAGTCCTTTGACGGAAGGGAAGCTTTGCTGAGTTTCTGCAATGCCAATCCATTGCACTTCGACGATACAAAGGCTTGTCAGGTCGCTGTTAAATCAGCTCTGGAAAACATCGGCCTTGCTCGTGGCAGTGACATCAAAAGCACAGATGATTACCTCAACGTGGTTACCACGCTGGTTAGTGCTTGGACAAAAAACAATGGTGTCAAAATCACAAAGGCCGCAATGACCAAGGATCTTGCCGCCATTCGCACTGCAAAGACTGAAGGGCTGGAAGGCATTAACAATGCTGTTGCCGCTTTTTACCTGTCAAAAAAGTTGACGTTGCCGCAGCCCGCTTAGCGCGGGCTTTCGCTGGCACCGTTTGCTTTGATCCTAAAGATGGCCCCCTTACTAGCCCTCTCTGAGAATTACTCCGATGATCCACTTGGTTTATTTGTGGTCGTTAGCGCAGGCGGGTTTGCTGCCTGGGTCTTTGGCTACAACGTATGGAAATTAATTATTGGCCTGCTTCGACATTCAACTTGAAAAGCTTATGAAATTCAAGCGCTACGATCCCAATCGATTGCAGATCAACAAGAAGCGTTATTACGTTGCTGATGAGATGCCAAACGTCGCGCCTGGGCTCGTCCTGCCATCAGTCACAACAGTGGCTTCGGCCACTGCTCCTGTAGGCAAGACCATGGCGCTTATTAATTGGCGCAAGCGCGTTGGCAATGCCGAGGCAAATCGTCGCACAAGAAATGCCGTGGAGCGAGGAAACTGGCTGCACGGAGTTCTAGAAGATCAATTCAATGGTGAAGATATTGAATCTCACCTTGATCAATTCCCGCAATACATTCCGTATTACGAGAGTATTCTGAGCTTTCTTGAGCGCATTGACGAGCCTCAGCTCGTCGAAAGCGCAATCTGTTGGTTTTGTCCGTCAAGAGAAATCGGCTATGCCGGAACTTTTGACATGCTGGCGACCATGAAAGATGGCAATTTTGCTCTCTTGGATTGGAAAACCAGCTATAAGGAGAAACCTGACTACCAACTTGCGGACTATCGAATGCAGTTGGGAGCTTACGCACAAGCGATCGAACAGATGTATGACATCGAAGTCGATCAAGCGCATTGTGCGATCTCCATTTATGACCCTGATACCAAGAAGGGTCAAGAGGCTCAAATTGTGAGCCTCGATGGAGGCGAGCTAATCGCTCAAGGTGGAGTAATGGCTTCTAAAACGGAAAAGTTCTTTCAAGAACACTATCCAGGCGGAATGCCATTCTTCATCGCAATGGATAAGGGTGCATAACCCTTTCCATTACTTTTGTACACTTCTTTTTTTTCATCCATGTCTGCACGTCCTGTAATCAAAGGCACCTTCAATCTCACTCCTGAGTTCCTTAATGCCCTGGCAAAAAAAGGAAAAAATGAGCGAGGAAAGTACGACGTTGATGTTGCAATGTGGTACGACGACAAGCGAGCAAACGAGCGTGCTCCACACTTGTCTGGCCCTGCCTCTATCCCTGGAGACGACAATGGAGTAAAAAGCTATGGCAAGTGCTGGTTAAACGTCGAGAACGGCGAGCCAGTGGCTGCTCCTGCTTCTTCAACTGCTGCTGCGGCTGACACAGGAGACGATCTGTTCTGATTCGCTTGGGGGCACCTCATGGTGCCCCTGCCACTCTTTCTTTGTCCTCTTTAATTTCCATGACTCATTGTTCGTCTCTAGACATCAACGAATACCAGAATCAAGCTCGAAGAACCGCCATCTATCCCAACGTAGGTTCTAACATGACTTATCCAACCCTGGGACTTTCCGGCGAAGCTGGTGAAGTTGCAGAGAAAGTTAAAAAGGTCATCCGAGATAAGGATGGAGTGTTTGATAATGACGCTCGTGCCGCTATTTCTAAAGAACTAGGAGATGTACTCTGGTATGTCGCGCAAATCGCTTCTGAACTTAATGTCGATCTTTCCAATGTTGCTCAGCAAAACCTTGAAAAGCTGGCAGATCGAGCGCAGCGCGGCAAGATTAAAGGCAATGGCGATGACCGCTAAAGTCTGACTTTTCCTGCAAAACTTCTTTTCTTTAATTTGATGGGTAACTCGTTCAGAGTAAACATGCTTCCATACTGCTTATTGCTAATGGAAGACGACGCAATCGGAGGCTGGATTGTCTTGAACAGGCGCTACAAGCCTCTCGGAGGAGATTGCAACGCCCAGATCAAGCTCGAAGATGCACCTCCTTCTTCTCGCGTTAAAGAGATAACTGTTGAACAGCACGATCTTCTCTCATACAAAGATGTCGAAAGTCATGGCGTGATTTATCTCTACAACGATGGCTGTCGTCCTGAAGATGACTGGGATGCCTATGCCAAGAAGCTAGAAGTTCTTCGCGACCTGCCTACGATGTAGTCAGTAATTTTGTGTCAACGTGTCCGCTCTTGAAGATCAGTTCCTAGAACTATGGCAAGCTCAATTTCCGTCCATTCAACTAGAGCGAGAGTTTAGTGATGTCGAGGAATGGGAACTTGATTTTCAAAAACGATATGCCAAATCTAAGCGCTCAAAGCGTTACAGAGCTGACTTTGCGCATCCGGCAAGCAAATGCATCATCGAAATTCAAGGAGGCACTTATATGCGCGGCAGGCATGTCAGTGGATCAGGCTACGACCGTGATGCGAGAAAATTTAACCTGGCGATGATGAGTGGCTGGAAAGTTTTCTTGCTTACTTCGACCACGGCCAAGGACCGTTCTTGGATTGAGATGATTGCTGCTTTTGTTGCATCTCAATCGTCTTAGCAGCTTCAGTCATCAACTCTTCAGCAACTTTCAGTTCACTATCTTGCAAAGTCATGGCTTGTCGCAATTCAATGTTTTCCATGACAAGTTTTTGCAAAGCTTCTTGCATGTTGCTCCAGCCCTCAAGCAAGCTCAAAGAAACATCTCGAAGCTGCTCAGTGCTCCGACAGTCCTTGATGGCTTTTTGTTGGATGGAAAGAGCAAACTCTCTCTCCAAGCTTCTTTCAAATGGCCCCATGTCGAAGAGATATTTCTCTCCATCGTAGTTAACGATTACAGGAATGCTGTATTCCATATTTTTTAACCTTTGTTTCAGCGTAAACAATTCTGACTAGACAGGTGTTGACTGCTGCCGTGAAGCCTGGTGAAAACTCCGAACACAAGCTTACGGTTCTTCCGTTTTCTAAGTTCAACAACTCTCGTCGCAGTACAAGGAGGCATAAATATTTAATTGGCGAACGAGTGATTCTTTTGTCTCTCACTTCAGATGGATGGATTCATTCTGGGTTCCGAGGGGTCATTTTGTCTCTATTATCTGTCAAGGATCGTCGTGGACGCCAATGCTCTAAAGCGCAAGTCGCTTGGGACAAAGGTGTTTCGCATCCGGCTCACATTGGTATTCATGCACTTTCAAGGCTTCGCCCCGAATGACTTTCTCTCAACCAAACAAGAGCTACGAGATTCACCGCTATGAGCGTTTGATGGAATGCATTGATGAATACATGGGTGGTGATGGCCCAGAAATGGGCATCGACTATCTCTTGCGAGATCTTAAGAAAGTCTCTCTTGACATCAGCACCTATCACAGGAAAGTATATGACGACTGCACAATGTTCTCGGATTACCTGCCGTGACTGATTTCGCTATTTACGATCCCCTTGGCGATGGCATCAGCTCGTTAAGGCTTTTGGACTATATGGGCAGCTCGATTGACATTGTCAACGATGCTCGTCAAAGCTTTGATGCTGAAAGCCCAGAATTTACCGATAAAGACCAAAAGCTCTTGAACTATTTGGTTGCCCATAAGCACACCAGCCCGTTCCGAGGGGTTGTTTTTAAATGGCAAGTAAAAGCACCATTGTTTGTGGCAAGGCAATGGTGGAAGCATGTTATTGGTGGCACGTTCGCAAATGAGCAACTGGGATGGAACGAGAAAAGTTTTCGCTATTGCGTTGCTGACGAGGAGCAGTTCTACCTTCCTAATGAATTTCGAGAGCAAAGTAAAAGCAACAAGCAAGCTTCAGCAGGGCCGGTGCAAGGGCGTAGGCATGCCATTGCAGAAGCGGCTTATTCTGACGCCTTGGATGCGTGTAAAGACGCCTACAAGACTCTTATCGCTGCAGGCGTAAGCAAGGAACAGGCTCGTGGAATTCTTCCCACTTGTCACTACACCACATTCGTTTGGACCTGCAGCCTTCAAGCGCTATTACATTTTCTCAGCTTGCGCATGCCAAAAGATGCTCAGTGGGAAATCCGCGCTTATGCCGACCTGATGTCAGAGATTGGAGAGTCTATAGTTCCCGAAGCATTTGACGCTTTCTATGCCAATGGCAAAGCCTTTTGATCCCGTAAACGCTCCCGAACACTATACCTCTGGACCTATCGAATGCATCGAATCTATCGAGGCTCAGCTAACGCCAGAAGAATACAAAGGTTTCTTGAAAGGTAATGTCGCCAAGTATTTGTGGCGTGAAAAAAAGAAGGGAGGCATTCAAAGCCTAGAAAAGGCTGAATGGTACTTAAAAACACTTCTTGAATTTAATAGACAAGAGGAATCTTTCGACGAATGTCGAGATGGCTTTTGCCCGATGCCAGCAGTACGACATGGGCCGAGTGAAACTTGGCAAAATCTTTCTAAAGACAACGACTATTTCAGTCCTATTAATGATGCATAACTAGCTCTAACTGAGCCAGGTCTGATAAAGAAAAGGAGCCGTAACGAGGCTCTTTTTTCATTTTTGTCGTATATCTAATCGCCTTCTGCACTACTCGCTTAGAAGCAAGAAACTGCCAGTACTCCGCTTGACGCATGTGTGCATCAAGGAAGCTATTGCAGTAAATCCATGAAGTCAAAATCTCCTCTCTTTCTGGTGTCCAGAACTGCATAGGACGCCACCATTCAAACACGGGACAGTTTGTTTTTGACAAGTTGCAAGTTTCACATGCTGGCGCTAAATTCCATCTCGCAAAATGAGGGCCTCCTTTGCTCTTAGGAATTATGTGGTCAATCGTTAAATTGTCATTCCACTCTCCACAATATGCACAAGCTGGCTGACTTTTTGGCCCTCGCAATGGGTAGTCGTTATATATCGCTTTTCTGAATAATCGCCGGGCATCTGCTTTTCGGACTTCGATGAGGCTTTTGAGATAATCTTCAGGCTCATAGGCAACAAACATGAAGCTCTCTTCAGTTGTTGCATCTAATCTATTTAGTTTTTGCCAAAGTCGGGAACCATATAAACGACCAATTTCAAAGCTTGTGTGACTAGCTAAGATTTGTCGCTAGCGTAGAATTGACATTTTTGATTATTGTTATGACCCCTGCTGAATGGTTTGTTGTTGGCGCCGTAGTAGTTGGAGCCTTGGAGCACATTATTGCTGTCACTCCGATGAAGGAGAATTCCACGGTTCAACTGTTGGTCTCCATCCTTAAGCGTGTTTTCCCAACACAAAAGCGCTGAACTGTTATCGTCATTCAATGAATGCCTTTGACTAATGGTTAACAATACTTGGGACGGAGTGAGCGCCTACGCCGAAAGCGTGGGCGCTAAGTTTGGCGAACTGGTCGCAGCTCAATGGGCTCTTGAAAGCGGCTACGGTAAACACGTTTCAGGTGAGTTCAATTACTTTGGACTCAAAGGCGGAGGCACTAATTGTGTCACGAAAGAATTTATTGACGGTCAATGGGTGACGCTGAAAGATAGATTTATTGATTTCCCATCTTTGGCCGCCTGCATTGAATACCTTGTAAAAATTTGGTACAAGGATTATAGGGTTTATAAAGGAATCAATAACTGTTCGACGATCGAAGACGCTGCTTACGCCTTGTCTTCAGAAGGTTACGCAACAGATCCTGACTACCCTCAAAAACTTATCTGCTTAATAACGGAGTATTCATCAGTGCGAAATCCTATTCGCCTTACAAATGCTGCCAAGTACTACAAAGAAGATAGTCACCAAGTGGCTGCTTGGAATTACCTTGAAGAACGGCTTACTCCAGAAGAGCTAAGTGAGTTTGCGCTCTTATATCGAGCAGGCCCTGCAAAACCAGCGTTTTCTCATAGCAAAAATCCATTAACAGTCCCTTACTTCAGCCAGCGCGACAATCAGTCTGGACAGGGCTTCAGAGAGTGCTTCAGCAGCTCCTGTGCGATGCTTGCCGCCTTTCACGGGGCAATCACGTCTGACGACGATTACAACCTATTCAGGCGCCGCTATGGCGACACTACGGATAGCAACGCTCAAGTGGAAACTTTGCAATCACTTGACCTAAAGCCTCTTTTTTGTACTGCCGTCACGGTAAGAGCTATTACAGACGAAATTGATCAAGGTCGTCCAGTTGCTGTGGGATGGCTTCACTACGGTCCATACCACGAGCCTGTTGGCGGAGGGCACTGGTCTGTAATTATTGGCTATACAGAAACCGACTTCATTCACCACGACCCCTACGGAGAGGCTGACATCGTCAATGGCTCTTACCTAAACGCTACGGGCGGAAAAGCCGTTCGATACAGCAAACGTTGCTGGATTCCTCGCTGGCGCGTTGGCGGGTCCAATGGTTGGGCAATGTTTGTATCGCAATGACTAACTGGGGACTGGTTCGAGCATTTTGCTATCAAATGGGGTTGTTTTTCTTGGAAAAGAAACAGTCCCTAAAAAGCAATTCCTTGTTTTGTCGCATGATGAACCATTGTCGCCCTGATTGGGCGCAATGGAAAACAGCACATGTCATGAAATCAGTTGACAACCAAGGCAAGCAGCTCATGCATGAATGGGTGGAGGATCATCGCAATGCAATGTCAAACAAGCTTGCCAAAAAAGCACGAGAAATGTACCCCAAAGCGAAGGTCACTCCTGTGCTTGACGCCATTGTGCCTTCAGTGATTATCGAGGAGGAGGGGGACTCCCTCTTAGGAGGCCCCATGCGAATAACATGGCGAATTGACGGTCAGTTCAAGAGAAACTGACTCACCTTTTGCCTTGTCCTCTGCTCAATTTGCGCCCATGCGAAGGACGACTGTTGCGACCTTGACCTTGCCTGGTCTTTTTGTCGTGTCGAACTTCGTTCAACTTCTGGCCGTTGATTCCAATTTTTGTTCTAGTCGCCATAAACTTTAAAAGTTTTGCGATACGTCAAGCCAAATTATAGTCCTGTCAAATCTGAGGAGGTGGCATCTTGTTGTAGCCAATCAAAATTTGATCAAGCTTGTAATCCATCCTGTCAATTCGAGCATCAAGCCGTTCAAGGATGTTTTGCAAGTCTGTCTTATCAACGTAATCTTGAGCCAAGCGCAGTTCAATGGCGTCCATACGCTTCTCCATCAGAAATAAGTGAGACTGCTGCTTTTGGTCAATTCCCTCGAACTTGCGACCTAAAGTTACTAGGGCAGAGAGAGCGCCAGCCCCAATGCCAAGCACGATGCTTACTGGTAAAACTGGCTCCACAAGTACAACTGCAGTCTTTGTCAATTATAAGAAAAATACGCTACAAACAACAACCTTAATTGTGCTTCAAAACGTGCCGCCATCTACGACTACATTAATCAGGGAGCGGGATGAATTAATTACCTCAGTGCCTCCAATCTTGAGCCCTCCACTTGTGACATTAATTGGCTGATTAAAAGTCCAGCAATCAGTGGCGTTAAGCCATTTAATTGTTTTGTTAGTGGCGCCGAGAAGAGTCAAGCCTCCGCCATCGGCAGTGGTGTCAGTAGGAGTGGCGACAGAACCAAGCTCAATATTCTTGTCATCAACTGTCAAAGTGGTGCTGTTGACAGTCGTGACAGCACCATTAATCGTGGCAGTTCCGCTAACGATCAAGTTGCCAGCAACTGTCACGTTGTCAGGCAATCCAACAGTCAGCGTGTTACTGCTGTTGTCAACAGTGACTTCGTTGCTAGTTCCCTGAACAGTAAGAGTGCCCCCACCCGCCACAGTAGAGGAAGTGCTGCCGTCGCTTACATTTAAAGATGAGTCAATGGTGGCAGTGCCGCCCAACGAAACAGAACTTCCGTTCAGCGTGATGGCACTATTTGCCAAGCTGCTATTTGGAATACTGCTAAGACTAAACTCACCAGTTCCGCTGGCGTAAGAAACACCAGAACTCGAATCGGCAGAAACTTGCCCGCGAACAAAAACACTTCCTGCTACTGCATCAACACTCGTGGCATTGCCACTGCCATCATCGCCATAGCCATAATAAAGCTGCTTGTCACTGACATTTTCATTGAATGCCAACTCACCTGATTTAAGCGAAGTTGGCGCTCCACTGGCACCTGTGGAGGCTCTACGTTTAATCTTGATTGTGACGGCTGACATTAAAACGCTCCTCCATTAAGTGTTAAATTGGCGGACAAGTCGTCCGTTGGGACGAAAATGTTTCCGTTCCAGTTGAGAACTTTGCCTACATCGCTTCCACTTAGTCCACTTAACTGGTCTAAGTCAAAGTAATGCACTCCAGAAAAGGCAGGACCAGACGGCCCTGCTGAAGATATCTGAATAATTCTAGGATCAGATGGTTGAGAAATTACAACTGATGGACCTGTTGCTGTAAGTTCAACAACACTACTAGAAACAGGCTGCGTAATAACGACAGATGTGTCTGACTTTGTAACGCTTACAAAAGTGCTTACATCTGAGACTACGACGCGATTTACTACTTCAGTAACTCCTACTACTGATCTAACTGGGCCAGTTAAAGCGACAGTAGTCATTAGTTCCCTGTCATCAGTATTTCCATGCTATCTATTTACTGGCTAGAGAGCCCAATGTCAAGAAAAGCATTGCCTTGCAATAGAAAGTATTTGTCGCCACCAGGCTCTTGAATCAACACGTCATATTGCCCCTGTTCAGTAATTGCAGACGTTTGAGCGGGTGTTAATGACATCTGAAACTTGCCGTCAGACTGCGCAGTAAAGGTATTGGTGAAGGTGGCCAATAAATTGTTTCCCTTGCGGCTAAATAATTTAGCCGTGACCACATAGCCCGTCATGTTCACTGGATTGCTGCTTGAATCTTTGTATTGCAAATCCAGCTTGAAAGTGCCGCCTTGGTAGATGGTGATGTCGTATTTTCCAGGCTCGATCACGATAAAGCTTGTCGTCTTTCACTGTCTATCTTAGTCATGTCAGGAACAAGCCTCGTCGCCAAACGAGGCTTGTCATACAACTGACAATTCTGACTAGGCCGCTGCCCATGAAGAAGGCAGGCCCAACGCTTCTGTTGGATTCTGCTTTTCGCTGATCCTGGCGGCCAAAGCGGCTTCAATTTCAGCTACTTTCTCCTCGCCAAAATAGTCTTTGACCCACTGCACGACCTGCTCAGCAGTGAGTTGATCGAACGGGATAAGTGATTCGGGGCGCTCTAGGCCAATGGAGCCATAAGCACCTTCTGAATAAGCATCATTAGACGCATCAATACGCCAATGAACAGTACAGACGAAGCCGTCCTCTGTCTTCCTGTTGAGGTCTGCGATAGACCAATCGTATGAAACAGACATATCAACAATGATGCCTAAGATTACACCTAATTATAAACGGCGAAATTTAGAAAGACCGAACGAAAACCCCGCGTTGCCACGGGGCGGTTTACTGTCAGCCAGCTTCAAGAGCTGCGACTTTGGCTGAAAGTTCAGCAACTGCTCCAAGCAGTTTCATAATCAGAATATCGTTCTTAATTCCTTTGTAGGAGTCGTCTAGTTGTTCGTAAGTAGCTGGTGTTACTTGCTCTGCAGTGACAAGAACTTGTTCAGTGGTTTCAGCTTTAACAACTTCGCCTTTGTCATCAAGTACAGCCGGAACTGTTTTTGTTTCATAAACAGCAGGGACAACAACCTCAGGGGTTAGTTCAGCGCCATCTTTTGTACGTGCAACTGTAGTGACAATGCCAGGACAGATTGTTTCAGCTTCTTGTGCAACAAGACCAAGGAAACGTGTGTCTTTATCAGCGACAGGAGCGTCAGCAGTCCAATCCCAGTTACGCAGTTTATTACCAAGAGCAGTTACATCAACAAGCTGTGGGTTTGCATCAGTAATGTTTTCTTTGAAGCGTTGATCTGAAGTAAGAACTGAGCCTTGCGCTGAGACCGTGCCAGCAAATACAGAATTTCCATTAGCAAAAATTTGGGAAGTGTTGACATTTGGACTACTAGAAGCATTCCATCCTCTCCAAACATGATTACCAGCGGCTGGGGAGTAAGCGGCAACCTCACCAACAGATAAGTAGTTACCACCACCTCCTCCTGGTGCTAATGATCCAGAAATGACGCTGCCAGCAAATGTCGCGGTGCCACCACCCGTGATAGTCGTGGTCTGGGTGCTACTGCCTGTAGTGTATCCAAAAAATATTGTTCCAGATGCACTAGCAGAACTTAAAGCTATAGAACCATCGATGTAAGCAGCAAAACCAGTTGCTGTACCTGGGAATGGATTACCACCTACTTGAACGGTACTCGCAAATGTGGACGTGCCCGAGCTGGATATTGACATCCGCTCGGTCCCAGCAGTCAAAAAAGCTAAAGGCTTAAATGATCCGCCACTTCCATAATATGTAGAGCCAATTCGTGCTGAAGTATCGTCACTCTCTATATATAGAGCTGTTTTGTTGCTAGAGGCGTGTGTAAAATTTGCTTTGGTAGCTGTGCTGTCTTCTACCGTTAGTTTTGCAGTTGGGGTATTTGTACCGATGCCTAATCGATTAGCTGTGCTGTCAATGTAAACTGTGCCACTGTCAAAATTAATGTCACCACCACTGGTAAACGTAACCTGACTACCAGCAGCATCTGGGTGCTTAAGGATCGTGGTTTGTAAAGTGCTCATTATTAAAAGCCAATAAAAGAATTAAAAGTGAAAACCCCACCAGCGGGCGGGGTCAATGTAGATCAAGCTTCGAGTTGATTAGCAGCTTGGTTGGCGGCATATGCGTCAATCACTTCCTGGGTCCAGAGCGAACCAGCGACGGCCTGCAGCTCTGCACAGTCTTCAGAGACATCATCGCCAGGAGACCGAAGGTGGCGGTGGTAAGTGCGACCAACTTCAACACCGTCTTTCTCGACAATGTCAGCACGGCGGCATTGAATGATCTGAAAAGGAGGGAGGATTTCGAGCTTGTATTCTTGGCGTTCTGTAAAAGCCATATTAGGAACTACCGACTGGTAGAGACAGGTTTAATGATTTTTAGTTTTAAGCCAGTTACGGGCTAAAAATAACTTATGCAAGCATCAACACACCGCAACCAGACATTTCTATAACACTAGATGTCCAGTTAGTGTTATGCTCCACTCCATACAGGGACAAGGTGGCTGCACCATTAACATTATTTGCTTGGAACCTATGTCCAGCAGCTACATCGCCGGAAAAGCCGTAACTCGTACCATTGATCGACAGATAGCCACCTGGGATAAATGCGTAAGCACTGCTAGTTAACGTCGACAAGCCGAAGGGCAACCCGCTGATGTACCACTGGTTAGTGCCTGTACCAAATGTTCCAGCATTTTTGTATACATAAAAAGACACCCACAGCAAATTTCCTACTCTTCTGTAAAAACCGAATCGGTCAGTGTAACCAGTAATTGAACCTGTAGTTCCTGATTTGTTTATAGTTGGCGTCCAAGATCCTTCCTCATAACTGTCCAGCGTTTCGCTGGTCATACCAGAAGCATTCGTCTGAATCGCGCTGAAATCAATGCCGGGGCAACCAGCCAGCAGCTTTAATTCGCCAGTGTTAGCTAGCTCTATTCTTGGCGTAGGGGAAACTGAGCCAGTTGCTGTAGTAGAGAAAGTTAGCTTTGTAGGGTGTGAAACGCCCTCAGTCCAACCCGCTGCACTTAGAGCATCGATTGAAGCCCCTAGATATTGATCGTGACCAAAATCAATAGTGCCTAAACCCTGCGTAGTTGTAGTAACATTGTTGCCTCTGAGAAGTTGAATAGTCCCTTCGCCAGCAGTTACTCCTGCATATCCTTGAATTATCAGAGCGCCGTCATTGTCAGGAGCACTAGACCTGCCCACCAATAAACGACCAGAACTGTCGTAATGCAGACCTCCATTGGCACTTGTATATTGCAACTCACCCGCAGTGCCGCCGTTTTGCAGCAGTTGATTAGCACTGCCATTAGCAGCAGGCAGCTTGATTGAATTGTCACCAGCAGCATTGGCTGCCTTGATCTCGGTAAAGCCCGAGGTGTCACCATTAAGACGAAGAGTCATGATAAAAAGTTAAAAAGATGAAAAGTAATTAGTACTAGGAAATACCAGCGTCATTCAGACGCTCTTCTAGGGTTTCAATCTTTGCGATTGCCTCTTGTAAGGCTGCCGTTAACAGGGGTACTAATCTTGCGTGATCCATGCCTTGCATTTCTTCACCATCTTTTTCACCACATACCGCTTCTGGAACCACTGTCTGTACTTCATGCGCGATAAAGCCATCAACAGTTACGTCTGTATTTTTAATAAAGTTAAAGCGCCTGGGCGATAACTGCTTTAGACGAGTAATGCCATCAGCGATATTAATAACGTTTTCCTTCAGACGGTAATCAGAAACCGAATTGAAAAAGATCCCAGAGGAGTTGATATAAATATTGCCTTCATAGCTTCCGGCAAGATAAAATTCAACAATGTTGCCTTCAGCAGACGCTACACTAGTACTTCTGTTTAGAAAAAGAGTAGTTACACCAGCCATAGAACTATGGTGAGTCCAGCCTGAGGCGTGCAGTGTGTGCCCCATGGTGTTGTGAGAAGTAAATTCGTTTTTGTTAATATGCAAGTCCCCACCGCTATTGAGCAGCATTTGCTGGGTATTGTTA